TCCGATCCTTGACCGCAACGCGGCCATGCGGACGCACAATGACGGCTATACGCCATCCCGCGAGATGCGCCGGGTTGCGTCTATCCCCATGCAATTGATCTACCACTGGCAAGCGACAGAGGGCTGGGACCCACTGGACCCTGCCAACGCTGACCGGATCATGCGCAAGCTAAATGACCCGGATTATGCCTATCTGCGAACGGCTGATGGGCAACTAGGCATGTCAAACGGGGTGATGCGATGAGCCTTACAACGGCGACACAGCTAAAGGCGGCTCTGGCTACCTATTCCCTGCGGACGGATCAGACCTCTAACTGGGATGATTTTATCCGGCTTGCAGAGGCTGCAATGGAGCGGGAACTGCGGACCCGCCAGATGGTTCAACGGTCGGAAGCGACGATTAACGAAGAGTTTGAGGACCTGCCCACGGACTTTGCAGAGCCGGTGTCGTTTGTGCTGGAAAGCACGCCGCAACGTAATCTGCAATATCTGACGGTTGATCAGCTAAACGTCGCCAAGCAATACACGACGCAATCGGGTCAGCCGCAATATTATACGATTGTGGGGCCGCAATTCCGGTTTTTTCCGGCTCCTGATCAGTCCTACACGGGCGAATTGACCTACTACCAGCGCATCCCGCCACTCAGCGAGAACGCGCAAAACTGGGTCCTGTATCGTCACCCTGACGCCTATCTCTACGGCGCGCTCTTGCAATTTGCCATCATGGCCGGCGATGAGCGGCTGTCGATCTGGACCCAGGCGTTTGCCTCGGCAATCGACGCGATCAAGCGCTCGGATCAATCCATCGGGACGCTTAGTCCCATTCCAACTTACGCAGCATAGGGGGCGTTAATGTCCATCCTGACACTTGTTGACGCCGCTGGAACGGGCGCAGCGCCTGTTTCTTCGTCAAACCCGTTGCCGGTGGGTGGCAACATTGGGGCCATTGCGCAAAGCCCTACCGTCTCGGCTTCGCCTGCCTATTCAACTGGCGACGTAATCGGAACCAAGCTAACCTTTGCGTCTGCTGTCCTGGCGGCGGGCGGATCAGGCCTTGTGCAGTCGGTCAACATTGACAGCAAAAGCGCGCAAACTGGCGCGATGGACCTGATCCTGTTCAACGCCGACCCCTCGGCCTCGACGTTCACCGACAACGCGGCCTTGGCGGTCAACGCGGCGGACTTCGACAAGGTGGCTGGGGTCGTTCACATTAGCGACTGGACGAACCTCGGCACGCCATCGTTTGCCCAGGCGCAGAACCTAGCGTTGCCGTTCACCTTGGCCGCTACAAGCCTTTTCGGGGTGCTGGTGGCGCGCTCCACGCCGACCCTTGGAAGCACCTCTGACCTCACCATCTCGGTCAATGTGATCCGCAACTGATGACCCTGCTCCTGCCGTCTAACGTGTCAATGCTGGGCGCCGGGATTGACCCGGACGCCGCGCGATGGATTGCGACTGTTGGGCAAGCAAACGTCTCGCAGCCTCGGGGGCGTCTGGTTTCCGACGCGATCCGCGAATTAAAGGCGGGCAACGTCTGGGCCGACCTTGACTTCCTGCCGGTGCTGGCTGCGGAGAACGAGGCCCAGGCCCTTGTGGACTGGAAGGCCCGCAAGACCATGACGGCCCCGGTCGCCCCGACGTTCACGGCGGACCGGGGTTACGCCTTCAACGGCTCGACCCAATACCTCAACACCGCCTTTGTCCCCTCGACGGATTGCGTGGTTGCGACCGGCTCGTCCTTCATGCTGGGGGTCTATGAGCGCACCAATTTGGCCGCAACTGGAAGGGCTATCGGGGCGCAGGCTACATCTGTGCAGACTGCGTTGCTCATTCCGCGCAATGCCTCCGACAACTGCGTTGCATCACTGAACGCGGCAAGCGCCAATGTGGTCACCGGATTGACCGATAGTCGTGGCTTGTCTGTCGCCCAGACAAACGGCACGACCGGCACGGGCTACAAGAACGGGGCCGTGGGCGCGTCGCCAACCCTGACCACCCCCGGCTCGTCGCTGGTCAACATCGCGCTGTTCATAGGCGCGTATAGCCTGGCGGGCGTTCCCACATCGTTTCGCGCCACAAGCCTTGGCTATTGCCTGTTCGGAAAAAACGGCTGGACGGCCACGCAACACGCCGCGTTCTATGCCATAATGCAGCGCTACATGACGCGGCTCGGGGCTAACGTATGACAACCTGGACGCCGCAGACCGATAACGGCGAACCGCCAGAGAACCAAGCGACGCCGGAAGGCTCGGCGGCTGATACTACATGGACGCCACAGACGGAGAACGGCGACCCGCCGGCAGACCGGGCCTATATCTCCGAATTGGGTGAGGTGGTTATTACCAGCCTCAATGATACAACTTGGGTCAATGCGTTCATCCTGGCTAATGCCGGAAAGCAAATCCGGGTTACGCCGCACGCAAACGGCTATCACGCGCCAAACATTCTTGAAACCGGAACGCCCATTGATGTGCCTGCTAACACGCAGATTGTGTTTGTCGGCAAGGTTGAGATTAGAACGCGTTGCCCTACGCGACCGATTTTCAATCTGTCGGGCGATGGCGCTGCGTTGATCGGGCCGGGCAAGCTCGTGGCAAACTATACCCGCCCGAATTTTTCATGGACGGCAGGACAATGGACGTCATGGGCCACAACATGGAACGCGGCCAACACTGACTATCCGGTTGCAAACTGGTTGACGGTGGACTGGGAGGCATCGTGGGACGCCGCAAACCCACTGGCGCAATATAATAGCCTGGGGCCACTAGGTAAGGCCAACCGGACCTCGGCGGTCACCTCATACGGCGCTTCGAATATCCTGATCGACGGCCTGACCATTACCGGCTTTCATACGTCGGTTTGCCTCCAGGGCATGAACGCAACAGCGGCTAACGCGACGCAGACCGCAAGTATCCAGACCTACGGAAACGTCGTCAGAAACCTGACGCTGGATCAATTTGATTTTGGGATTCTGGCGAAGAAACAGCGCGACTTCACCATTGACAACATTACGACCGAATGGCTCGGCCACCGAGTCAACCACGGCCAGCCCCACGTCATTTACCTGTCAAACGCAACGGACCTGTTTGAAGAAAGCTGGAACGTCAACGTCGGGACGGTCAACGCCTACACTTACGAAGGCGGCTCCGTCTTCAAGGCTAGGGGCTGCAAGAACCTGACGTGGAAGGCCATCAACTGCTATTCGGTCCATTCCGCTGTGGCAATTGTCGAGGCTTGCACCGGCGTCGGCGGTGATATTCTGGTCACAGATCAGCATGTGACGACCGACGCGGACGGAGCGGGCTCCAAGTTCGCGGTTAACATCACCAACGCCCCAGGCTTTGTTATCGGCGGTCTGGTCACAATTCGGCAACGGGCCGGTGAAGACCAAATGAAGGCGTGGAGCGTCGAAAACAGCGACGGCGCGCGGCTCTTGCAAGGCTGCGAGGTGATTTGCGCCCGCGCCGCTGGCAATGAGTTTCTGTTCCGGGTCCGGTCATCGTCCGGGGTCTACAGTGGCCCGACGAAATACACGGACACCAACGCCCGCAATACGCTGCTGTTCACCATGTCTGACAGCCAGGAAGAGGGCGGAAACGCCTCCGACTGCGTGCTGGAATTGTCAGAGGTCACCGGCACTACGCGGCTGGCGGAGTTTGTGGGCCTGTCGGCTAATAATCAGGTCTGGGCCGACCCGACCAAGGTGGCAACATGGAGCGCGACAACCGCGCTGGTGGATAACGGCCTTGGCGGCGGCAACGTCCTGATTGACCCACGAGCTACGGCCAAACGGGTGGTTCAGATTGCGGCAACAACCAACCTGAGCCTCAAGGCCTCCAGCACCCTGACGATTGAGCGCGATGGCGCGGACCCACTGGACGAGGACGCGCTACCGGCTCCGCGCCTGTTTTCAAACAACGATACGGTCACCTTCGGCAGTCGGACATACACATGGAAGACCACGCTTACCGGAGCGGCCAACGAAATTCTGATCCCCAACGCGACGATTGTTGCGGCCTATCCGACCATGACGGCGGCCTATGGCTATCTTCAGTTGGCGTTTCTGGACGCTGCTGTTCGAGCGACGACCTACAAGGGCGCAGGCCTTCCTGGCGCCACTCCGGGTATCTACAGCACGGGGACAGCGGTTCACGCGCTGGTCGAGAGCGACTGGGGCGGCAACCAGTTCAACATCCGGTCACTGACCGGCGGCACAGCCTCCAACGCCTACACGACCACCATTTCCATGACGGGAAATTATGGAACATGGACCGGCGCCACCCTGAGCGGCGGGGGCGACCCTGACGCCAACTACCTCAACGCGGTTCTGGCGGTCACGACTGGATCGGCGGACGTAACCCTGACCCTCCCGACTGCGTCCCTCGTGGATTCGGGCAATCGGGTTGAGGTTGTCAAAATTAGTGACACGCCCGGCGACGTGGTCATCGAGGACTCCGACAGTACGGACCTTGTGACGATTACGACCAAGGGTCAAACTACGAGACTTTCCCCTGACAGCGGGTCTTGGCTTGCGGATATCCCTGGGGATGTTCGGAATACAAAACTGCCTTTGCGCTCCACGGTTGATAAGAACCTGTATTTCCTTGTCGGGAATAATGGTCTGTCAAACGCTGGGGCCCTGCGGGCCGAACGCCTGCCGTTCAGTGCGCTTAAGGTGGACGGGTCCAGTCTAGATATCAAAGCTGACGGTGAGACGTGGCAAATCGTCGATCCGGCGAAGACTGTCCGGACGGGCCACTACTACTGGAACCTGAGTGGCGCGAACAAAATCTACGACCTCTCGACCTGTGCCTACGGGGAGATTTACGAGTTCGTGACCAAGGCCAACAGCACCTCGACGCTGTTCCTGGGCACGGACGGTCTTCTTGTCGGATTGACCGAAACCGAAGGTGCCACCATTGAAGTGCCGGGGGCTACGCGTATCGCAGTCCGTCGTCAAACGGGTAGCAGCTTCTATTTGGTTGATTACACGTCAACGAGCGACGGAGCGTTCCGATACATTGATAAGACGCTCACATCCGGGACAACTGACTCGACAAATGCCGAGATGATGGCCATCAATCGGCTGACCAGTACGGCTGGGTCCGGGTATATTATCAAGGCCCCCTCGGCAACAGGACTGTTCGAGGGTGCTTGGGTCACCTATCAAAAGGTGTCAACTGACACCAATACCATCATCGTTGAACGGTATGGCACCACGACCGACCAAGCGTGGCTGACCTCTCCCGGCGACCGGGTGACGCTGCGGGTCAAGAACACCGGGACGGTTATGTCCCCGACGCTGAGTTGGGAGATCGACAGCTACCAAATCGCCCCCCTGTTCAACCTCTACACGGCAGACGGCACTTGGTACGTCCCGCCTCTGGCATCGAGCATCGAGGGCTACCTTATCCCTGGTGGTGCAGGTGGCGGCTCTGGTCGCTGTGGTGATGCCGGAACCGTGCGAACGGGGGGCAACGGTGGCAACGGGGCCAGTCTGGTGAGCTTCCGCCGCAAGATTACTGACCTCGGGGTCGCTACTAGTGTCGGCGTCACGGTCGGCACAGGCGGAGCCGGTGGGGCCTCTACTTCGACCCTTAACTCATCTAATGCCGGGTCGAATGGTGGTGCGACGACGTTCGGAACATCCGGCACAAGCTACTACGCCTACACCATCGCCACGACCGGTGGGCGTGCAGGCAACACCACCACGAACACCCAGACCACGGCATCGGCTCAAGGGCTGCCTGCCGGGACGGGTGCGTCGGCCAGTTCTACGGGTGGCGCGGGGTCTGACTCCTCAATCGGCTGGGGCTACGGCGGTGCATCCGGTGGAGGCATCACCTCCGGCGACGCTTACAGTGGGGGCGGTGAAGGCAGGACGGCCGTCAATGCCCTGATGACGGGTCAGGCTGGCGCGGCGGGCACTGGCGGAACGGCGGGTACCAACGGCACAAGCGCGGCTGGACCAGCCTCTCCCCTGACCGGAGGGTTCCACCCAGCCCCATCTGGTTGTGGTGGTGGCTCTGGTGGCACAGGCGGTGGCAACGGCGGAAATGGCGGCGGCTACGGCGGCGCGGGAGGCGGAGGTGGAGCTTCTGTCACCGGGTCTCCTGCTGGGGCTGGAGGCAACGGAGCCAACGGCGCAGCCCTTATTATCACATATTTCGGAGGCTAAATGGCAGTCCCTACGAGTTCAACCACTTCTTACCCAACGGCCCGGTTCGCATCAATCGGGCAATCCCTGGCGGCGTTCCTGTACTACAGCCACGCGGGCTATGCGTTCAAAACCAAGTTTGCCGAGATCATGCGTGGCTCGTCAAATGATGCTATCGTCGACGGCGGGATCGAGATTGCGCCCTATTCGACCGGGGGAAGCTGGGCCAGTAAAGCCAACCGCGACGCAGCGGGCTCAACGTCATCAGCGTACCACTACGACGA